TTTAGCAATTGAGGCAGCTGACGACCTTTGTGAAACACTATCCAAAAACATTTCATTGGCCACCATGTTCAAATAATACGACATATAATGTGTATTATAAGAAAGAATATCCATCAAAATAGACAAACCAGAACCTTCAAAATCATAGTCCGTAAATTCAGTCTGCCCTTTCAAGAAAGTGGTCAAATTTGTTTTTATCGAATCGAAATCTAATTCTGTTATTCTTAGTTTACTATTTTGCATTTTATCTTAACCGTTCTATAAAAAATTCTACCGTTATTGGATCTGGCTCGTTTATCAACCTAAAAACAATTGTGATGTCATAAAGATTCTGATCTGGATTCCCATCCACTCTAACATCCAAAAGAATAACTCTTGGCTCATATGTATTTATAACATCCTCGATTGTAGTTCGTATACTCACCGTTGTATCAACTGTTATATTCTCGAACAAATGGGAATATATATGCGACCCAATTTCTGGATGAAATGGTTTTTCACCCTTCCTCGTTAAAACTAAATTCTTTACACTTTGCTTTATAGAATTATCACCCTTCTTCAAAAGAATATCTTTAGTAAAAGGGTGACTTCTGAAATTCAAATCCAGATCGGTATATTTTCTAGATTGGAATTTTAAATCTTCTCGTACTGTTTGAAATGCTTGCATATTATTCTCCGACTAAAACTGTTTTATCTACCCCTGCTATAATTGAAGATGTGCAAATAACCTTTGAACCTAATCTGGCACAAGGAACACCATTAACAATAACCGATGAGCTACCATCTTTAGTAAACGGTAAAGGCCCACCATTATATGCCATTGCATTAACAACAATCTCTGGTGGAAATGCTGGCGCAGTCAAACTGATGTGCAATATTCTCACATCCCACTGTCTATGAACACCTTTCTTTCCAGCAACCACGTTTCCACTAGCTGAAAATGGATTAAAGGCACTCTTAGTTGTTTCACCACCTTTTGCAATTCCTAAAATTGCAGGGGTTGGAGGAAAAGGCCCATGCCCAGAATCTAAATTTCCCCATACAGCAATTGGCATAGATGACATATCTTCTCTCCTAATTTACTACCTGTATTGTAGTTTCTGTATTAACTCCACTCACATTCTGATTAAACGTCAACAACGTTTCATCAATAGGAATATAAGTCTTATCTTGATTATATGGTTTAAATTCCAATTGGGAATTCACAACTGGTATATTTGATGTAACCCCATCAGTTTTTGCAAACGACAAATACCGTGTATATGCAAATAAGAAGGTATCACCAGAATAATAAACATGTTTATCGCCATCAAATTCTTGTTGATTAGGTAGTGTCTTATCACCTCGTACGATTATATCATCACGCAAATGATCAAAATTCTGTCTGACTGTTAAAGTCATCTCTTTAGTAACGTCATATTCAGTGGAGCTAGACTGTCTAACACCAAAGGTTAAAGCAAAATCCTTTTTTCCTTTATCTTGGGTTGTTGTTGGAAATCTGAATCCAACATCATCAAAACTTATCCTAATAGATTTGGCAGATACCTTAAAATACCCCAACCAAGAAAGATTGACCTTTGGAGCTCCACTATCATAATAATTTCTACCATTATGATAAAAAAACTGGTCTAATCCATCAGAAGAAAACTCATCCACTACAATAAGTGTTCTTGATTCACCAGCTACGGTATAAGACTCTATTGCTTTTATTTCAGTTGCATCATCAGTATCTTCATTTACTATAATATCTCCGACTTCCAAACCAGAACCTGTAACATATTGAATATTCAAAAATTCCACTTGTCTATTCTTATATAAATCAGTTACATCAGATTCATAATTCTGTCCTACAACATCAAATTTCCCATAAGAATTTTCAAGATTTACAGGATCAGCATAACCTTCCAACTTATAATTGTAACTATCAACTTTACTAAACTTAAGTCCTGTTGGAAAACTCCCATTAGTCAACTCTAACACAGGGTCTGAATACAGCGCATCAATTTTTATCTCTTTAGAATATTTTAATGATGTGGCAGCCTTGAGAGATGCCCTATCTGGAACAACAACTGCATCGTATATATTTACATCACCCTCTCTGAAAGGATCATCATTAAACAAATCCGATGCAAGAATTGCATTCTGTAATGCTCTAAAATCTATAGTTTCCGTATCAGTCTGAAATAGAAATGTAATAGGAACTTGTTGTGTCGTACTACCATCAGTCATATATAATGTAGCATACAATACATTACTAACAGTCGATAGTGATAAATTTTGCACTGATTCATCAGCAAGATAAAAATCTATATCAGCCATCTTCTATGGGCATCTCCAATTTTGTGATTGGATTTCCGTCATCATCTTTTTCTGGATTAAGCCATATTGCATATGGTGTTTCGTTATCTGATTCTGGATCTATTTTTTGTCCACTTGATAACAATATATGCTTATCACAATCTATTTGGATGTTTTCTTTGAATTTAAGCACAATATCCACATTGACCGTTAGGGTATTTGTTTCTACATTATATTCAATGGCATTATTCTCAAACATCGTATTTATTGTAGTCAAAACATCTGGATTTATAGATTCTATATCAAAAATTTTCTGTATCTTTACTAGGTTCTGCATCATTTATCATCCTCGAAACATTCTTCTGTGAATCCAGCAGTCAATGCCGAATAATCAATAGGTATTGTAATAGGTGTTTGTGTGCAACACGTTCTAATAATAGTTCCTATACCAGCTGCACAAGTTGTCGTGCAAGTTGTAGTTCCCAGTGCAGAACACGATGCTGTAATTTCTGTCACAGTTGCACCCAATGTATAATCAACAACCGTGTCAATAATACTGGCCAATTTTATTTCAACTGGATCGATTGATGTTGCCGATGTAACCGTTGCAATATACGATGAAGAAACTGTTATGAGTTCTCCTGTTGTGGGATCAGTAATAGTAATATCTAAATCCGATGGTTCGACAACATCTTCTTCTGGTATCCCTTCCGCCAAATATTTCTTTGCCAATATATTAGTGGCCGCATATTTGTCACTTACCGTATCTTCAAATCTAAAAATCTTAACAATGTCTGTTATTAATCCAGCGGCATCTCTAAGAATCGATATGGGACATATCAAATCAGGCAAAGTAGGCATTTTAGGAACATTTGCCTTAAAAGATGCAAGCATATCTAACTTCATACCAAGCATCGAGAAATCCATGGCTGGTATAACATCAAACCCTGCACTCAAAACACTCTTAACCATATTCTGAACACTGAAGTTACTATTAAGACCAGATAGTGGTGAAGATGCCAGAGTTAATGATGTTGAATCTGTAGAATCACTTTTTATGGGTGTCGGTAAATCCATCATCATGCTATCAGGTGGTATACCAGCTGGTGCTACGAAAGGTGAACCTATTGCACCATGCATTATTGCTCCACCCATTTTAGGATCTGTACTCAAAAATGGTGCTGAAACAAAAACTCCCACTGGAGACTCCAATAACACACCTTGAGCTCCATTTATTCTAACCTGATTTCCATCTAGCCTTACGATTCTGCCCTTTATGTTAACATCTGTATTTGCAGTAATATTTATACTACCTTCCGCATAAATATTGTTATCATCTACAACCATCTCGAAATTGCTACCAGTGACTTTAACAACCCTATCACCATTGGACTTCATTACTTCCAATGTACCAGACTTATGTACTGTGGCTAATCTTTCATTATTAGGTGTATCATCAACTTCACGCACATGACCCGACTGACTTTCTTCCACCTTGTTATATGGGTATTTTGCACCATACCCCAAACCTGGCTCTTCCCAAAATTTTGTTATATTTTTAGAAAACGGAGCCGATGCCCCTGCAATCATAACCTTCCCAACAGATTTATGATTGTCTATATAGGTATCATCTGTTTCACCTCTTGCCAACCTATTGGTCGTAACCTCATTTGACTTTTTATTCTCAACTTTTCCTTTTTCTTTCCCTGCCGATGGATATGTATTCTCTGGATCATTAAATCCTTTACTAGAATCATTATCTTTAATATAACCCACATCTATAACATGGGTCATCACGGGTTGCTGACCATCTTCCCCATCCAGAAAAAATCCCATAACCCAAGTTCCTTCAACTGGGCCGACAGGTACATCGCCTGGACGTGTGTTTATAGGCATTGCTGGATATGCAAAGGGTAAATCTTTAGTAGGAATATCTGACTTATCGTCCGTATGATATCCAAGTATCCGAACTTTAACCCGCCCTAATTC